TTTAATCCATTTAGAAATAATATCTATTGGCGGACCTTTTGATCTATATTTAAAAGGGCTTTCTACTTTTCTTTTATCCCAAGTAGTAAAGTCTTGGATTTTTTTATTGCCTGAAACTCCTTTATCTACAAACTGACCATAGTTTAACATGTAAAATTGTAAAGAAAAACCATCACCATCAGGTACGACTTTATAGCTAATAGAATTATATAAATCCTTATTTACATTTTTCTTTGCCTTAGTCAACATAGTTCTGGATTGTTTAACTACATACTTTCCTAAACTGTTAAGATAATTCTCTACACTACTAGCCATTATACAAGTCCTGCAAATACTTCTACTTGAACATCAGTTGTTGCTGCTGGTCTAACTTGTACTGTTACTATATCTTCTAAAGTAGGAAAAGCAGGTGATGTATCTTCTTCACCTATTGCACCTTCTTCTGCTTGAAATAATACATGAGAACCACCAGCTCTTACGTTTACTTGATAATTAGTATTTGTAGTTACTAATGCTAACTTAATATCTTGGTCATCACTAAGATTTGTTATCCTTAAATACTTACAGTTTTCTACATCTAATGCCCCTGCTGAAGAGTGTGGTGTAGAACCAAATACTGCAACTGTTGTAGTATTAGAATGTGCACAAGTAAGTATTCTTTCAAATACATCTACTATTCCTGTTGTAGTTACTGAATTACTAGAACCTCGCAAGCTTCCATTAAGTGTAACTGTTTCTGTTATTGTTGTTACTAGATCTGCCATTTTATAATTTTATTGTTATTTTAAAAAACCCTATTTCTATTCTATATTTACCTATCTTAAATTTCATTAATATCCTGCGCCTGATTGAGTTGCTGGTATGTTACAAGTTTGGAAATCATTCTGAACTAATACACCTATTTGAAATACATAACCACAAAGCAAATTGTCAAATCTTTCTTGAAATGGCTCTAATGTAAATTGGTCTTGTGTAAAATATATTGGTGCATTAATATCATTAACTCCTGCTAGTGATTGTCTTTCTGAATGTCTTAGCATTCCTATAAAATCTGTTGCTATTTGTAATGTTTGATTAAATACATCTTGCTCATTGCTTAGAGTTTTAACTAGCTTTGTAAAATTAGCATCTGCATTATTCTGAGTCCAATTTTCTTTCTCACTTACTAAGTCGCATATAAATATCTGAAAGTTATATGTAAGCTGACTATCACCTGTTACTACTGATACTGGATTAATATGTAACAAAGGCATCTTCTGCATCTTTTCCAGATTTATTTCCCAAATATCACCAACAGAAGTAGTGCTTATCTGGTCATGATATTCACCAATTCTCAAAAGAGTATTAATTACATTGTTATAAGTCTTATTGTTTACTGCCATGTTTTACTTTATTTTGTGAGTTCAAATCTGTTTCATAACTTAACCAAGTCAAACATTCTAATAGGCTAAGGTTTGTTATTCTTTCCAAGTTTACTATTTCACCATTTGTTAATCTATACATTACTCCGAACCATCCCCACTTTTCTGCGAAGGATTCTGAGGCAATTGCTGATTCATTTCCTTCAGCTGCTCCATCAAATACGATGGCAAAATCAGCGACAATTCTTTCCCTAAATGATAAAAAAAAACCAGTGCACTTTGCACTTGCTCTGCTGACATTTGTTTCATCTCTTCAGTTCGCATCCTTATATCACCATCATAAGCAGCAATAGTATAAATGTCATTCTTCTTTTCCGTTATCGGTCTATACAATATTGCCATCAATTCAGGTAACTGAGTTTCTATTCCATTTTTGATAAACGTTTCAATGTCGGCATATTCGCCTAATGTTATTGAATCTAAGTCTGGATGGAATCCATATTCAACTCCATTTATCTTGATTATTCGTTTTAAAGAACTGTTTTGCTTCTGTTGTAACTCTGCTATCCTACTCATTATAACTGCTACATCTTTTATACTTAGCTCTCTTATTAATTGCTTAGGTATATCTGACAGAGCTGCTATTGTTTCTTCTGCTTCCTTTGTCTTACTCCCTGTTTCAAGATCAATAAGTTTTAGCCAAGACTCCAAACTCACATCCGACCAACTGTTTATTAATTTATACTCCCTTGTCTTGTCATCCTTCTTAATCTTGACCTTCATACTATATAATAGAAAAAGTTAATATTTAGTTTACTGTACAAAATACCTTCCTGCATTTGGATTATCTAAATGGTATATAATATTATATCTTATCCCATCTATTGCATGGTTATAATTATCTACATAAAGCTTAGAGCCTTTATCTGCATATACATAATTATTTAATTCTTTAGCTATATTTCTTGATTCTGGACTAACTATTAATTGATAGTCTTGCATTCTAGTTATACCACTTTCAATAGTTCCTTTCTTGACTGGCTTAATATTTACACCTAAATGTTTAAGGTCTGCAATAAGCCTCGGTTCTGCTGAGTCAGCTATAATTAGCTTATCATCTACCTTATCTAATATAACCTTAGCTAGCTCCTGACTCTTTAAACCATTACGATAAAGATGCTCTTTTAAATATATTTTTTTATGTTTCTTATCAATAGCTACCTCCGTAAGTGAATCAGGATCAACACTAAAACCAAAATCCATTCCACAAGAAGTTTGCAATCCATTAGGATTAAATTCTCCAAAAGTCCAATTCTCAAAAACTACACCTTCAGCTTTATCTAACCAACCCCCAAGTATTTTATGTTGGTATTTTTTAAAGTTATTATGCTTTATACTTCTAATACGCTCTAAGAAGCTCTCTGATAGGTTTTCTTTGTTGTCTAGGTATGTACTGTGGATATAACATACATTGCCTCTAACACCATTAAAACCATCCTCAACGCCTTTGTCTTCAAAAAACCTTTTATATATCCAATGTTCTTTAGTTACAGGATTTAATATTAATATTACTCTATTTTGTATATTTTTTTCTCTAATACTCAAATCAATAGTATCGAATATATCTTCATCGATAAGTTCTTCAGCTTCATCTAACACCCAGTTAGAAACACCTGTTAAAGATTTAAGACTAGCTGTCTGGTTACCTGCTGAAGTCTTAATACCCCTAAATAAAATATCTGAGTTGTTTTTTAAATTTAAAACTTCTGCTTTGTTTACGCTAAATATTTTCTCATAACCAAGAAGTCCAATTTTTTCTAAAAATTCAGGTATTATAGATAAGTGAGCTGATACCATTGTGTATCTTGTAAATAAAACTCTAATGTTTCTAGACATTGTTAAAAGCGTTAAGAATACTGTAACAGCAAATGACTTGCCAGATCCTCTACCACCTGTTATAATAAAGTATCTAGCATCCGATTGAAATAAAGGATTATATTTTTCGTTAAGATTCAGTTTTCACAAAGTTTATTAAAGGCATATTAAGACTTTCTTCATTTGATGTAACATCTACTCTTTGTTGAGGTTTTCCATAGAAGTATTCAAAGAATAACTTAACCGCCCATTGTTCTTTTTTTTCTAATCCTTTTTGTAATGACTCTAATGCCATTGCATTCATAGGCGTTAGATTCTCTATTAACTTTTGTTCTTCTGCTTTTGCCTTACGTCCTGCACCTGCTCTTTTGCCTCCGTGTGTGTTCATTTTGAAATAATTTGATTAATCAAGTTGCTATTATATAATAGAAATCACTTGAATTCGTTTGGTAGCATTAGTCTTATACCTAATTCTGTTAAAGCCCATATACGTATTTGGTCTGCATATATTTCAAACTCTTTAGTATTCATTCTTGCTGTACTGTTTACTGTTTGCAGACCTATTTGCTTTTCGTTTATCTCTATACTTTGCCATTCACTTGCAAACTTAACCTTTAGACAATCGTGCATTTCATCAGGAAAATATCCTAATTCATTTGCTAATGGTTGTACTATACAAGCCCAGTAATAATTATTCTGCATATTACTTCTATTGTTTCTTTGCTTTTTTACCTTTACTATATAATGATTTTCAAGTTCTTTTAAATAATTAAAAAGCGTTTGTTTGTCTTGGGTTGTATTTATTACAAAGTTCATTAGTCAAAAGGTTCATTTACACCTCTTTCGCCACAAAGTCTTTCTTTTGCTCTATCCCAAAGCATGTCGCCTTTTTTACTTAGAGTAGGCTCAGTTCTTCTAAGGCTAGGCATTCCTTCTTCAGGTTCTGAATCCATCCATAAGCCACAATCACAAAGGGCTTGTATTGTTCTCCATCTCCCTTCTCTTAAAGCTAAGGTTGCCTTACCTATTTCTTTAGAATTTCCACAAGTACATTTATATAGTGTCATTGTGCTAATGCTCCTGATTTGACATCACTCTTCTTATGCAGTTTATCTAGTTCAAAGTGCAAATGATTAATGGCTTTCTGTATATCTTGTTCGGCAGGATTCCCTTCTTTCTTTCCTGCACGGAGCAAGTAGCTTACTGCCACCCCACAATTGTAAGATAAGTCAAAATCTTCTACTACTTTTCTAGCTGAATACCCATATTTAATTCCTGAGTAGTAACTAGGTTCTGTTGTTTTTTTATAATCTATCGGCATGATTTATTTTTTTAATTATTATTTTAAAAGTTAAAAAAGAGGGGGAACCCTTACAAAGTATAACTGCTGGGTTAATATATTATAATAGGTATAAACCCCTCTCTCTTAGTTATTTCTACAAGATTCTGCAATAGCAAATCTTCTATCAAATTCTTTACTTAGTATTAATTGAATTGCTCTTTTATTTATATTAAATTTTTCTTCTATTTCATCAAACCCATTATTAAAAGGATTATTAAAATAATATTCTAAAATTTGTTGTTCTACCTTTTCTCTTTCTTTTTTACCTCCTGAATTGTAAGCCCTTCTTTTATTTGTATTTTTCATATAGTTTTTTTATTGCGTCAAAGCAGGTTGATATACAAGAACCACAATTAGTTCTCGTATTGTAACTTGTATTATGTATTGTGTTATATGTTTCTATCATCCTAGCTTTAGCTTGTTGATTTTTTGCTCTTCCTGTTTTTAAGTCTTTCCACATATCTAATATTTCATCTATTATTTCTTGTGGTAAATCATCTGGAGTTATAACTTCAGTTGTTTTATCCCAGAACTTCTGCGGACAAGATTGGGGTGCAAGTCTTGCCTTCAGTTTTACGAAACACAAACACCTTTTACATTGTCCTAATATATTTGAATAATAAATACACGATTTGCAGATAGCAATCCTGTCTTTATATATTTCATCAGGTACAAAGAACTTATTCATTTAATTTCTTTTTAAGCATTTCCCTTACTTTGTCTATTGTAGTAAACAAACTGTTACGACTTATGCTGGTTTTAGCAGCTAATGAATCGAGTGTATTCCCTTCATAATAATAAAGCTCAAATATTTTCTTATCATACCATGTAAAATCTTCTAAGGCTTTGTCGATTTCTTCTAGCTTTTTCCATTGATAGTCATTTACTTTTTCGTTTGGAATGTTTGCAATATTCTTATTACTATTAATATTATATGCCAAATCACTAGAAGACATAGTATAATTAGTGTTGAAACAAGAGCTGTCAATATGAGTGTAATATTTTTCATACTTATAATAAAAATTAGAACGTTTACTTGTTAAAGCTCTTCTTAGAGCTACTGCTCCGTATCTAGTTATCCCTTCTATTCCATCATTATCATAAATCTTCTTTATCGTAATAGGGTTTGCTTGAAGTAGATAAAGCATTAATTCTTGAACTGCTTCATTTATTTTATCTTCATCAGTTGTAATTCCATAAGCCATAGTCTTGAATTTACCTGAAAGTTTTGCTATTTCTAAATAAATATCATTCATCTTCAGGTTCTATTGATTCAATATTTTCTACAGTTTGGTGTAATAGTTCATCTAATACTAATTTGTATGCTCTTATTATTGACCTATTATTTTTAGTTTCTAAGGCTGCAAAGTAACCATTTGTTGCTACAGAAACATTTATCGGTATAATCATAAGCCAATCAAAAAAGTTGTGTTCCTTAGTTCCGCTACCATAAGAGTTGTGATATTCTAAAATCAAATCTATGACTTCTAAATAGTTATTGTATCTTGCTTTTGTGCTTGTTTCTTTTACGAATTGTTTGCACATTAATAAATAAGATTCTATAGACTGTTTATGTTTTTGGTTTGCATAAATCGTGTTTTGCATACGCAAACTTAATATAAAAGTTTACTCAATTCCTTTTTCTTTTTTTAACTTTTCAACAAGAGATTTATAACAACCTATCTTATCTTCATAATCTACTCTAGTCATTTTTAATGTTTGGCGTGATTTAAACTGAAGCTCTTCAGCAGTACCTTCACCATATTTAGCATCTAAATTTAAACCAAATTTATATTGTTCGCCCTGACCAAAAAGGTTGTCTGCTGGTGATTGTGGTTGCACATTAGATTCACACCAACGAGTCGCTAAATGTTTTCTAGACATAAAATGACCTGCATGCATATTTTTATAGTGATAAACTCTTCCAGAAGTAAAGCATTGAACAAGCCCTTCTTCATTACAATCTCGTAACCGAATATACAAACTGAACCATTTGTCTAATTCTTTTTTAAGCTTGCTTATTGACTTCATATCCTAAGTCTTTTTTCCATTGGTCTTGTATAGTTTCTTTTCTTGCACTATATAATTTACCTCTAAGATTAGGTTTTTCTTCTTGTAATTTCCTGCGCATCCGCTCAATGGTCTTAATATTAGTAAGCTTACTATCAGCAAACATCTTCATAAATTCAAGACCATTTATTTCAGTAGGCTCAATATTCTTTCTCTTTAATTCATTAAACCAATACGTAGCTATTAGCTTTGGATCACTATCCCTTAGATGCGGCTTTATTTCTAGCAGCCTTTCTACTTCTTCTTTTGTCTTCATATTTTCTTATTTTATCTCTGATATTTCTTTCAATATTACAAGTGGTAGGGGCTTCAAATCCGAACTGCATTTGAAAAGAATCACATTTATCTGGATCGTAAAGTTTCATAATTACTCTTCAAACTTAGTAAAAAAATAAGCTTCTAAAATACATACTATGATAATTAATAACCAAACGATTGTTAGTATCTTCATTTTAATAATTTTATTGGTGGTTGATAATAAGGAACATTCTTTTGTTTTAATGTTTCCACTTGATACGTTGCATTGTCTATTACTTGTTTATGCGCATACACCCATTTATAGAAAGTTCTAATATTCAAAAATGGTTCATCTTTTCCAAACCTCACACCTAAATGAAAGGCATCAACTATTTGATTAAAACTCATTCTAGCAAATCTTTTCTCTTGTATTAAATCAGAGGCAAATATCTTACTCAAACTAGCTAAGCTCTTAGCATCAGACTTGTGTCCTATTTCTACTGCTGTTTTTGCTATTAAATCTAATACTTTCTCAGTTAATTCTTGTAAGTTTTCTTGTTTAAGTGGTTTCATGTTTCAAATGTTCTAATTGGGTTTCAGGGTTTTCCTCATCAAATGCTAATTGACATTCATCACAACAAAATATCTCACTTTCATCTATATAAGCAAAACAATATAAGCATTCATCATCATCAACTTCAATAATTTCTTTGTGATATAATGGGGTGATTTTCATAATAATTTTTTAGCGTCTTGCCATGCATTTATTTGTGCATCTAATTTAGACATTGTTTTTGTTTTAGGAGTATCCCACTTCTTTTGATTTTTTGCCCAAGTCTTTAATCTAAGATTTGTACTCCATGTTTCTTGTAATTCAAATTTCATTTTTGTTTTAGACTTATTAGGTTCTGTCCAATAATCTACAAAACTATTTAAAATATTTTTATCATAATCAAAAGACAAAACCTCAAAAACAAATTCATTCTTTCTATTAGATATATTAATACTTGTATTATTAATACTTGTATTATTATCTTTAACATTTTTGTTAATAGGGGTATTAACATTTTCATTTATACCCCCTTTACATAATTGTAAATACCTCTTATCAATTTCTTTAGTACCCTTTTTGTAAACTATCTCTCTGTTAATAAATCCTTTTTTTGCTAAACTGCTTATCCACCTACTAATAGTTACACTTGATACATTATATAGTTTAGAAAAGTATTTATTGCTAGCCCAACAAGAGCCATCCTTTTGAGATAATGCTGTTATCTCTGCATAAAGTAATTTCGCATTAGGAGTTATTCCTTTGGCATATCTTACCTCAGCAGGGATAACGGCATAATAGTTTGGTTTTGTCATATTATCTTAATTGTATAATGATAATCTTTGAGGGCTAAATTAATATTTTCTATTTGATTACTAAAATCAAAATAAGAAGTTTTTATTTTACATTTTACATTACCGCTTTTCACTTCTAATATTACTTCATAATTTAATTTTTCAATTACATTATTTTTAAGTAAATAGCTCTTCATAAAATCACCATCAAAAAACACTTTTTTCAAGCCATCTATGTCTTTGTATGCTTTATATACTTTATTAAAAGTATTTCTATATATTGCACAATTTGCATAATTAGACTTGTGGGTGTTTTCATAATGATATATCACAGATCTATTTCTTTTAAGAACTTTAGCAATTGTTTTGTGATTTATATCTTCTTCAGTTCTTCCTATATACCCTGCTACTGCACGAGCAACCTGTAAAGGTCTTACCCTGCTTTTTTTTGCAAGAGCATCATCTGGAAACCCTAATAGTCTTGTAGTAAGGTTACAGATATTTTTAAAGTTATATTCTTCAGTCATTAGAATGGCATATCATCATTAGCACTTCCTACTGTTTCTTCACCTAGTTTAGCAATAAACCAGCCGTCAATGTTGTGGTAGTATTTACCATTATATTCTCTAGAAGATAAATTAATGGAAACATTAACTTCAGATCCTTCTGGAATATCTTTAAGACTTTTTACATTTTTACCAAAGAAGCTTATCACAACTGCTTTGTTATATTCTGTATTTTGTTCTACAAGTATTGCTTGCTTTTCCCAAGCCTTACCTGATTTTGAAACTCCTTTTTCAACTTCTAATTTTTGTACTAGTTTTCCTGTAATTTGCATTTTTTTTATTTATTTAGTTATTACTTTTTTTAATTCTCCTGTTACTGTATTGACAATAAATTTTTTTACTGTTGACTCTAATTCTAAAGCTATTTTTCTTTTATGTTTTATTTGCTTGTATTTCTCATAAGCCTCGGACTTAGGCTGAGTTTGTCCTAAAGATTTGCAATAATAGTCATTTCTTAAAATACTTCTAGCCATCCTTTTCCAAGATGGAGCCCAGCACTTTACTTCTAGGTCGTGAGGAGCTTTGTCTGGAATAACATCATACCCTCTCCTTTTCCATCCTGAAATAAATTTAATAAACCTTTTTTTATAATTTTCTTGAGTTTTTTTAGGTAATGATTTTAAAAGAAAATTGGTGTATGACTCCCAAGTATGATCGTTTGGTTTCTCTACATCCCCACCTCCATTAATATTACCACGTTCTTTAATATATAGCGAGCCTGAATTCACACCACTTACTCTATTCAATAGCTTGTACCAAGTTTGAGGCTCTAATAAATGATAAAGCCACAATCCTTTTTTCTGATCATCTCCAAACGGTTGGCATAATCTTTGATCTCCAAATTTTAAACCAGCTTTTGTCATTAAATCATAAACTTTATTATATTCTAAATCAGGATTTTTAAAATGATAAATCCAAATATCTTTTGTTTTCCAGTCATAAATAGGATAAATATTAAAAAGATTCTTATTTAATTTAGTTGTCCACTTAAAACCCTTGTAAGTAAGCCCTTTCTTTTCGGATGTAATTGCTCTATATCTATGTAGACTCTCATCCGACCTAATACCGATAAATGCAGCGCAAGAATCGCCACCACTATACCATTCACCAAATAAAACCATCATTTCTTCAAATTCCATTTTAGGTATATAAAAGTCATATTGACTCAAATCAGATGCTAATTTAGGCTTTTCTCTTACCCATAAATCTTTTTTAGCTTCATCCCAACAAGTCCATTTTGGCTCAAAATCACTTACACCATTTCTTAAAAGCAATTCTCCACAGAACCAATGCAAGTCAATGTTGTCTTTATATTTTTCACACATTTCTTCTATGTGACTTATAGTGTGAGAATACTGAGCTTCTAAATCAATTATCAACAAACCTACTTTTTTATTTCTTTTTATGGCTTCATCTAGCACCAAATGAACCATAACACTACTATCCTTACCACCAGAAAAGGATATGTATATTTTTTCAAATCCATCAAAAATTAAACTAATTCTTTTTTTAGCTGCTAACAAAACACTTTTGTTTATTTCTATTTTCTTACTCATTTTAATACAATTCTATTTGCCTTCCAACACTAGCACCTTCTTCAAGATTAGTGATTTCACGACCATTAATACTCATCCATTTATTCAAGTAAGTCAAAGCGGTAGTGTTAGCTTTTTCTCTTGTGTTTTTATCTATATCCATCCAAGCAGTATGATATTTAGAAGGAACGCCAGAATGATAACAAACAGCAGCTTGACCTAACCACGCTATTCTATTCATTGAGGTGTTAGTTAAATAATGTTCGCAAGAGTTTTTCCACTCCACAATAACCTTACTTAATATTTCTCCAAACAATTTTTGATCAGATAATATTCTTTTAAACTCAACTTCACATTCTTGATGACTCCACCCTTCTTTTTTTGATTTATAAAAACCAGCCTTATGACACTCCCATTTGTCAAAAGTATGAAATATTCTCTTTTTATCATCAGTGTTCCCTACTCTAAAACTGTTTATTATATCTATATCTATATCATCAGATATTGGGGTGTAAACATCAATATCACCTTCTGAAATCCAAGCCTTACTGAAGTCTTCATCATTAAAAAGATGCTCAAGTCCAGATATTTGACATAGCCTTAAAACCTCCTCTTCATCCATCCCCAACTGTTTTGCTATACGTTTGTTTGTCCAGTTTCTGTTCTTTAATTCTATTACAATCTCACTCATTGCGTCTACCTGATGCTTTCCTCTCGCTCTATTATGTCTTATAGTAGAAGCTATTCTATCATTTTTATTAGACTGCTCTTTTCTAATGTCTACGACAGGTAAATATCCCTTTATTCTTTTATTTACAATTTTTGATTCCTTACCAACTCTATTTCTATGAAACCCATCTATAACTTCTGTTTTGTTTTTCTCATGATTATTCCAAGTAACAATAGGTTGAGTGTATCCGTCATTTAAAATAGACACTTCGAGCAACTCCATTTCTGGGGGAGCCACTTTATTTGGGTTGTAATCATTAGCTACTACATTGTCAGAACATTCCCATTTTACATAATCAATAGGCTCGTTTTTAAACGGACTTAACAAATGAATTTCATACCTAATGTTGTTTATAAATTCTACCTTTTCTTTCAAATCTTTAGATTCTAGTTTTTTTATAATTAATTTTTTTATTTTTTCCATCGCAATTTACTTTTTATTATTACTCATTTTAAAATCTTCTGCTTCGTCTTCACCAAAAACTCCAAGTTCATAGAACCCTGTAAGCTTTAGAACTGCACGTGATAAGGCTCTTTTCTCAGCCATCTCTAATACGTACCATGTGTTTGTGTTACCATCTTTAAAGGATTGACCTTTTAATGCTGAACCAAATGTTTCTATACAACAATCATCTTTTGTGGCTGTTGCTTTTACTCCTGCAAAATTAGGTTCAGATTTTACCACCTCAAAATAGATTGTTATGTTTTCTATTGCTTGTATTTTCTCAATACCACTACGAGTGATAATGATGTAATGCTGATGCCGAAAGACATCGTCCTTAGTTAAATTGTACTTGATGTACTTTTCTTTTAAAATTTCTTTTTTCATATATATTTCTTTTGTTAATAATTCGGTTTAAAAATAATAAATTTATTTATCTTTTATATATTTCACAAGTTGTTCTTTTATATACTCTATTTGTTCTGTATCAATCCATTCTAAAAAATTATAAGAATCAAAACAAATTTGAAAGTCTTTTCCATATTCATCTGTTCCTCTCAAATAAACTTCATTCTCATGAGCTTGAAATGTATTAATATCATTTATTCTTTTATGTATCAGTTCTTCTTCCATTATTTTGCATTTAAAATTAAACATTCTTTTTTATTATTATATAATTCTATCCATTCTGGTTTTGTGTCAATATCAAAATTATCTCTTAATTGCCAACCATGATTTCTTAGCATATATCTAAATTTATCAATTATTTGTTCTTTAGTACCTACTACAATCACATTGCTACCTGACTTTTTTATATCTACATAATTAGTATTAGTATTATGATCGTAGACTGCTATTGGCTGGTAAGAAGATTTTAATACCCAATATTCGCTTAGTAATTCCATTGTATGTGTAATAATATTGATGCTACTGTTAATGCTATTAAAGATGTATATAAAAGCCAAGAAGGAATTTTATCTATAAATCTTTGATCTGCATTTTCTATCTTATACTTAGTATAGTCATTTTTAAATACAAAAGTTGCTAGTTCTTGTGCATTCATAATTTGTACTAACTTAGTAAGCTTATTTGTTACTTTGTATTGTGAACCTGTTTTAATGTTTAAAGTTTTCATATCTATTTTTTTAATTAAACTTAGGGCAAAGATATAAAAATATAATGATATAAACATAATTATATACAAAGTTATTAACAATAAAGGTGTTAATACTGTTTTTACTAGATAAGCAATTTTAAGTGCTGTCTAGTATATTACCATTAAAAAGTTGTAAAAGTGTCTAAAAAGGCTAAGGGGGGGTGTAAAAAACTATAAGGAAAGCATAAATACTATTATCATTAATAGCATATAAAATAAAGTTAGTTTAGTTGAGTCCTTTATTTTTATCATAAAGGCATAGGTTCTAATATAGGTAGTTTGCCTGAGTCTAATACTACAGCGCAACCTAAAATTGGTT